GTTCGGCCCTTGTCGGCAATCGGTCTTGAGAATATAGATTCTGTCCGATGCTGTCACGCTCAACCGGTTTCGTCCGCCGTCATGGTCGAGAATCTGCACGTCGGTAACGTAGCCGTCGAACAGGCAGAAGTTCACCGGTGTGGCTGTGTTCCCCCAGTCGGGTGAGATGGTGAGCCTGTGGCCCATGAGCAAGTCGCCCGACTTACTGAAACGGTCTGCTTGGTCGATAAGCGTGATTTTCAGCACGTTCGGCGTGATATCGTCCCACGGGTTCGACACGCCCCAAGTGATAGTGAAGGGGCTTAACGCCACGAGGTCGGCGCTGCCGTCCGATTGCAAAGGCAAGGGCGATAGGTCAAGATACACATGGCATGTTTCGGGCAAAGGGTTCGCGCTGCTCATAACGCCAGCTCCTTGCCGCGCACGCGCGCCCAACGGTCGAGACTGTTGACGATTTCACCGGCCACCTTGTCGTTGTCAAGGTTGCCGTGAGCGTCCACGCTGATATTCACGTTCACCGTCGCGGGGCGCGTGGTGTCGGCCCGGTTGGCGGGGGCAACAATGGCGCGGGCGAGATTGACGGTAGGCGCTGTGTACGTGGTCGGCGCCGATGGCGTGATTGCGCGGCTCATGGCGTACTGGCGTACCGGCAGCGCGTAGGCGGCGGCTTGCGTGCTGTAGCTTTGGGCGCTCAAACCGCTTGCCTCACTCTTGGCACCGGTAATCTTGCCCCACAAGTCCGAAACCCACTTGAACGCGCCCTTGATTGCCCCAACGATGCTGTCGAACACGCCCAGCACCTTGTCTTTCAATCCGGTGAAGAAGCCGATAATACGGTTGATGGCGTCTTGGGCGGGGCCGGGCAGTGCGTTGAACATCTGCTGACCGGCCTGTTTCATGCCGTCGAAATTCAACGTGAACATGCTCAGCAGCAGCTTGAAATAGCCGCCCAGAAAGTCGGCCACCGGCTGGAACGCCTGACCTATCGCGTTCCAAGTGTCGATGCCCCACTGCTTCAGGCTGGCACCGATACCGGCAAGCCACCCCATGAAGGCGTTCCACTTGTCCGCTATCCACTGCGCCGCCGCCGCTCCAGCGGCCTTCACGCTGTCCCAGTTCATCACCAGCAGCGCGATTACCGCGACAACCGCCAGAATCACGGCAATGACCGGCAGAAAAGCGAGATTCACCGAGCCTTGCGCGATTGCCACGATGGTAGCCACGGCGCTGTACGCGGTCATGGCCGCGTTCAACGTGATGATAACCGCCGCAACCGCCGCTATGACACCGATAAGCGGCACCAGCCACGAGGTGTTCTGCTGCACCCAAGTGGCGAACTCGGCAAGTTTCGCCGCCACCTGTGTGAGAATCGGCAACAATGCCTCGCCAAGAGTGGCCTTGGTGTCCTCGAACGCCGCCGCCATGCGCTGCTGCTGGCCCTGTAGGGTGTCGGACTCACGCGCGAAGTTGCCCGTGGCCTTGCCGCTCTGCGCGGTGATTGCGGCCAGCGTGGCTTGCATCTTGGCGTTACGGTCGCCCGACTTGTACAGGTCACCCAAGCCCATCGAAGCCGCTTGGGCCTTCAACGTAGCATCGTTAAGAGAGATGCCGTATTTCTCGATTGGGTCCATTTCGCCCTTGAGCGCGGCGCTGAGCGCGTCCACAGCGTCGGCGGTGGTGCCGCCGAACATGGAAGACAAGTCAGCGCCAAGGGTGATAAGCTCGTTGGTCTTGTCGGCCGATTCGTCCACGCTCATGCCGAAGTTCTGAAGCTGGGAGCCAACCAGCGTGGCGAACTCGTTGTACTCGTTCTTGCTGAGGCCCACGGCCTGTGCCGCGTTGTCGCTCCACTGCTTCATCTTTCCGGCGCTGGACCCGAACACGGTTTCGACGCCGCCCACCGACTGCTGAAGGTCGGCGGCAGCGTCAACGCACACCTTCGCGCCAGCGCCGATGGCGGCGAGCGAGGCACCCGCCGCAACCGAAGCCTTGTTCAATCCTTCCTTGAAGGTCATAGACGCGGCCTTGGCCTTGTCCATGGCGGCCACGGCGCTTGTCGCGTCACCGATGATTCGGATAGCCAACACGGCTGATTTCATGTCTCACCTCACCTCGTTCTGCGTCGAATGTCTTCGGTTTCCTCGGCCTCTTGCCGCAAGAGGCTTACACATGTGCCCCAGTCGGCCTCGTGCGGCTGTGATTCACGACGCCATGCCCACGGCGTGCCGCCGAAACGCGCCGCCAGTACACAGCTCAGTTCACCGAAGCCGCCGCTGTCCCACCGGTCGCACCGGTCGAAAAACCCGGCGCGTCCGCCATGTCGCCGGAAGAGACCGGCACGGGGCCGTTCATGGTTTCGGCCTGTTCCTCGGTGTCGGTCGGGTCGTTGTTCATGTCCACGACGGAAACCACGGTGTCGGCCCACTGCTCGAACGGAACAGAGGTAGCGCCGATTTGGCGGCAGCGCACGTAGGCGGCGTAGGCGTTGAGCTTCACCACCGCGTCCAACGCGCTGCCCCAGCCCTTCGCCTTCGCGTGGGTTTCCGCTTGGCAGCGCTGCCACATGGTCACGCAAACCTCGTCGGCGTGGCCGTCCAAGTAGGTGACACGGGTATTCGGGGTCTTGGTCTCGTTGTTCATTTCGTTAATCTCCTGTCGTGATTCGGTTGATGATTTTCTGCACCGCGTCCGCGTAGAGTTGCGTCCACTGTGGTTCGGTGTTCTTAGCCGCCTTGTTGGCGAACATGGTTGCTTTGATGTTGTGCTTGGGCCAGCCGTAATTAATTACGCCCGCGTACTTCACCTTGCCGTTGTTGCCGGCGCGCACCACACCGGCCTTCTGTGTGGCACCCGCGCGTATCGATTTCGCGAGACGGCCCGAGCGTTGCGGGGCCAGTGCCTTGGCGGCTGGTGCCACGATTTGCGCGGCCTGTTCGTTGATGTCGCGCAAGTCCTTCAGGTCGGCACCGGCCTGTCTCAGGCCCTTGGCGAGCTGTGCCGCGCCCTTGAGCTGCAACTGGCTGTTGCCGCCAGAGGCTATGTCCGCCATGATTAGGAGTGGGACGAAGGCGTGTAGTCTACGGCTTTAACGTCGATGGCGACGAACGAAAAATCATTGCTGTTCTTCGTCTTCACGTCGCCGCCGAACTGGATGGACGCGATTACCACGTTGCCGGTGAGCTTCACGCTGCCCTCAAGGTTCGGCACCCACTCGAACGGCAGCGTCTTACCGCTGTTCTTCAGGCACCAGACCTGTAGGCCGTTCATGGAGAAGTCCTCTTTGATTGAACCGGTCAGCGCCCAAGTCTCGGTCTGCGAACCGCCCTCGGTGTGGCCGTCCAGAAAATTGTCGTTGTCCTCGGTATCGGTCGAGGGTTCCAACGCGGTGTTGATGACGTCCGCGCTGAAGTCCTGTTCGCTGCCCGACGCGCCGATTTTCAGACTGCCGGGGCCAAGCGTGCGTGTCTTTGCCATGATTGTGTTCCTTTCAGTTGATTTCGAGTGGGTTCAGGGTGATTTCGTAGGCCGCTAGGTTGCCGACACCCGCGAGACTGTAGGTGACGGGTTTAGCGGCCTTCATGTTCAGGTGGCGCTCATGCAAGCGCTCCAAGACGGGGATAATCAGGTCTAGGCTTTCAATCTGCGTGGCCGTGGTGCCCGCGATAAGGTTCACCGTCCACTCGGTGTTGACGAACTGCCAGCCTTCGTAGGTGATGTTCGGCGGGTCGATAAGCACCGCGACTTTGCCCGGCAGCGGGCGGGCTTCCTGAGCGTCGATGGTTACAACGGCCACGAGGTCGCCAATCATGTCGGTGAGCATGTCCATAAGCGCCTCACGTTCGCTGATAATCCGGCTCATGCAATCACCAGCCCGCCCGTGGGTACGCCAGCCGCGTTGAGCTTGGGCCACACGCTGCGCAACGGGTCGCTTGACACCCTGTAGGGTTCAAGCGAGCCGTCGCCAACGTCCATGACACCCAAGCGCGCGTCACGGCTGTTGTACAGGTCGGCGGCGCAACTCACGATGCAGTCGGCGCGAACGGCGGCGGAAACGTTCGCGCCGCCTATAGCGCTGTCAACGTACTCGATTGCCGCCGTCACCTTGTCCACCAGCCGGTCATTGTCACCGGCTGGCACGTTGACTTCGGCGCGCAAGAGGCTTACGAGTTTCGCGGTATCGTCTACCATAATCAGTTACTCACGCTCAGGCGGCCTTGAACTTGACCGGGATAAGGCCGTCAACGTTCGTGGCGGCAACCGCCATATAGCCGTACACCGAATAGTTTTCGGTGAGCTTGGTCGGGTCGCCGTCGCTGAGCTGCGTGGGGCCACCGCTTTCCCACACCGTCACCGATTCGGGGTCGATGAAGCACGCCGTGCCAGCCGGGGCCTTGGGGAGCATCTGCACCGGCAGACGAAGGAACTTACCGGCGATGCCGGTCAGGTCGAAGTCACCGATGGTGTCGGAACCGTCGCCCGAGAGGTCGAAGAAGCGGGAACCGCTGTCCTTCATGGCGATGAGCGAGGCCATAACGTCCTTGCTGACACCAAGACGGGTGAGGTTCACGTTACGGTCGTCAGCCAGTTCGGCGGCGTCCATGATGAGAGTTGCCCAGTTGTCGATGGTCATGCTAGCAAGCGTGGCGGGCGCGTCGAGCTTGTTGGGGTTACTCGTCGCGTCACGCTGACCGGCGATGGTCGTATACAGGTAGTTGCGCACGGCGGTTTCGGTCGCCTTCGCGTAGGCGTTGCGCAATGCAGCCAATGCCGTGTTGAGCATTGGGGTGGTAGAACGCTCGATTACCTGACGGCTCATGGTGGTGTAGCCGCCGTAGGTGTCGATTGACACGCTCTTGGTGCCGAACGTGACCTTGCCGAACTTGAGCGCGTCGCCTTCCTTCGCCTGTTTCGTCGCGCCGGTGGTGTCGGTGCTGACCACGTTGTATTCCATGGTCATGCCCTTGTCCGGCAGTGTGTCGTGCGTGAGAATGTTCGTTACCTTGCGGCGCATTTCGATAAGCCGCAAATCGTCCGCAATCCAAGCGCTCGTGTTGCCGGTGTCGCCGGTGGCGATAAGGTCGCGGCATTCGTGCATGAGCGTCACGGCTGCTTCGTCTCCGCGAGAGAGCGCCTGTAGATAGTCTCCGGCGGTACGGTATTCACCGCCCAAGGTCTTGTGTTCGGGGGTGCTGCCCTTGGCGATGGCGGCTTTCATGCTGCGCTGTTCGTCCTTGATGCCGTCAAGCATATTCTGTAGTTCCTTGTCCACCTTCGGTGCCTCGCTTTCGGTTGATTGGTTGTTGTTGGTGGTCTGCTGCGCGTTGCGCTGCCCGGTGATTTTCGCGGCCTCGTACGCGGGCCATGACACCACCGACGTTTCCAACAGGCGCACGCGCTTGCGGTGCGTGATGCCCTGTTTGTCGGTCTCCGACTCGATTGGGATAAAACCGACGCTCAACGAGTCCAGCGCGCCGTCACGCAACAGTGCTACAGCGTCGCGGCCTCGCTGCGTGTCCGAGATTCGGGCCGTGATATGCAAGCCGTCTTCGCGGGGTTCGGCGTTGGTGATTCGTCCGATGGTCTCGCCATGCTCATAGCTGAGCTTGGCGCTGTCCACGTCATCGAACACGCAATCAGGGTCGAACGTCTCTTGGCCGTCCCATGTGTCGATAATCTGGCCGAACGGCACGGCGATGCCCTCAAGCGTGCGCCCGTCGCCTTCATCGCTGCTGCGAAGGCACACGCCACGCAAGCCGATATCGATTCTGTTCACTGTTCGTCTCCAATCTGCTGGGGTTCCGGTGCCGGAACCAACGGGGGATATGATTCACGAGCGCGCACCTCGTTAACGGTTATCCACTTGGAATCAAGGGCGGTCTTGTAGGCGTTGAAACGGTCGCTCATGTCGGCGCGGCGGCTGCTGTCCCAATCGAAGTGGGCTTCGCGGCCACGCGGCAACAGGACGTTGAAAAGCTCCTCGATTTCGCCGGTGTAGGCCGAAAGCGTGTAGTCCGAAAACTCGATCCAGCTTTGCTCGATGTTGCTGTAGGTGAGGTTCGAGCCGTCGACGGCGGCAAGCATGATGCTTGCCGGAATGCCGAGCAAGCGGGCAATCTGCGTGGTGTCGAACTTCTGCGTCTCCAAAAACTGCAAGTCGGCGGGCTTCATGTCCAACGGGACATAGGTGAGATTGTTGCCCAGCACCTTCACGTCGGCGGCGGTGCCCTGTGCCTTCCAATCGTTTTTGGCCTGTTTCGCGTACTCGGGTGTCACCTTCTGCTCGGTCTTCAAGTAGCCCTTCAGGTTCGAGCTGTCCGTGTAGAAGCGCGCCTTGTAGTCGCGGGCCATTTTCGCGCCCTCAACCTCTTCGCGGGCGGCGCTGATTGGGCCAAGGCCACGCAAACGGCCCGGCACGTTCAAAAACTTGCAATGGACGATATCCGTGGGGCCGTAATCCTTGCCCAAGTAGCTGTATCGCAGTTTCGGGGCGGCGGGGTCGCTTCCATCGTCGGAAACGACAACCAGAGACGGCGGCAGCACCTCACACGACACGATTTCACCGCCGAAACGCACCAACCGCACGAAGGCGTTGCCGTCCAACGCCATGCTTGCCACCATGTCCGCCAGAAAGTCACGACGGGAACGGTTCACGTCCGGCTGGGCCACGAGACTGCTGATAGAGTCCAGTTTGAGACCGGCGCGCGTCTCGTAAATCGGCAAGCCGGTTATAGCTGTCTGCAAAACCTGAATGCCGCGAAACACGGTGCTGAGCGCCAACGGGTCACAGGCGGTCGCACGGCTTGGCGGCATGATGCCAGCGGGCACGTCGGCCAACGCCTCGTTGCCGCGCTTCATCACGCCACCGGCCAGCTTCAAACGCTGCCACAAGCTCAAACGTCCATTCATGCCGCCCAGTATGCGAGAGCGGCGCGCCACGGGTCTAGCAGCGTGCCGCCAAGTACCGCCAAGTACCGCCAAGTACCGCCAAGTAC